CGGATGGTCACACGCGGGCGTAGCATACTCGATCGATGTGCTCCAGCCGGTGCCGTACTTCGTCCATGTGTTCGAATCGCAATCCTCATCGACCGGGGGCGGACACGGCGGGTCGCCTGTGCCTGCCGGTACGGTGCCTGGCCACCATCCTTCCCAATGCAAGCAGAATTTCGGTTCGTGCCCTGCTGTGTACTCGGGTGGCGGAATCACGTCTACCTTGATCGTCATGGTGCCGCCGTCATCGCGGCAAAAGATAACCCGTGAGTCCGGGTCGACCATGATAGCCAATCGCACGCGGACGCCCTCGCTCTCAGCCCAGTAGACAATCGCGTCCCCTGCCTGGCTTGGCTCGCCTGAATCGACCGGGACGTAATAGCAGCACGGATCGCATTCATAATCTGAAATGCAGCAATCAACGCTGTTGGGATTTGGGCAGTCGGTTAGCGTCGTTTCTGACACGAAGTCATCATCGTAGAAATACGCATTCACTGCGCCGTATTGTGTGCCAGAGCTCACATAGCAAGCGTTGAACGTTAGGTTGATCTCAACTTCGTGGATGTCCTGATCGTCGCCCCACTTCACCATTCCGAGCGGGTACGTTTCGCCCGAGGCACCGATAGCCGGCCCGCTTGAATCGTAGGTCCACGCCCGGTCCCAAGTAATCACCGGTGCATGGTTTGGTTCTGCCCCGCCGTGTCCATCGTCACTACCGGCCGCGTCAAAATGCACGTACCGATAAACAAACTTCACCTCTTGCCCGTGACAGATTCGGCGATGGCTGGCCACCCCGTGGATTTCAACTTCCAGCCAATCATCGCTGCCGATCGAATCGACTCGGTAAGCGAAGTGAGCGGTCTTATCGACCGTTTCAGGAACCCACTCGCCACCGACTAGCTTTGTGCAACACGTCTCGCAACCGCTATCGTCAGTGCATAGGCAATCGTCCTTGCAAAATGAGAGTTTCCCATTTTTGAAAAACAGTTTGCCATCTTTGAAAACCAGGGTGCTCATGAGACGGCATCCGGGCAGCATTCGGGCGATGCAGTGTCGCGGGTGAATCCACTTCCGAGTTCCTCGGCTGAGCCTGATACCCAGCCCGCTGGAGCCTCAGCGGGAACGAAGCATTCTTCGGCCACTGCGTCGGTGAGATAGCCGTAGTCGTAGTCACCGACGTAGACGGACGTGCCAGGGATCTCGCCAGGTGATACGTATCGTTTGTAGTAAATCGACTTGTCGCAACACGCTTCGCCGCACAGTGAAAGTGGCTCTGGCGTTCCTTCACTGACATCGCACACGAGTGCGTAAGCCCTGGCAAACGTTAAGCATGAGTCACCTTCGCCATTTGTTGTGATGCTTGCGCCAACAACCACGGGCGTGATCGCTCCGCTCCATGCAATCGATTTCGCAATCGCGGCGTCTGGGTATTCGGCTTCGCTTCCGCAATCGCTGAACGCTTTAATCGTCCGCGTTGCGTACTCGAGAGTGCCACACGTGCCAGTCGACCAGCGGAATGCATCGTCTGCATCGACCATGACCTCGACGTCCAGCGGCGTACCAAGCAGAGACGATTTAGAAGATACGATTGCGTAGTCGTCTGTCTCGGGACGATAGCACGCTAGTACCTTTTCATTTTTCATAGGGCAGGGCATCCCGAGAGGATCAACCAATGTGACACTCTCGCACGCCTCTGGATCTTCCCCCTCCCAGTAGTCGTTGACGGTCGGGGCAGCGAGTGTCCCCTGTGCGTTGAGTGTGCAGACGATCCACTTGGCTTTTCCGCGGCCGGCTGGCGAGTGTGCAACACGGACACAATCAGGGTCGATGTCGTCGACGCCCAGCATCATGAACGGGCCGGGGCATCTGGCGAGTCTGAAACTGTCGACGATTGGCCGGTAACCTTCGCCTGCACTGGCGGTTTTATCGTCGGTGATGGCGCGGACGATTCCGTTTGGCTGGCAGATTCCGTAGTCGTCAATTGCAATCTCTCGATCGGTATTGAAAACGTAAAATCCCGCCTCGGTTGTCAGGTCGGTCGGCTTGACGGCTTTGACGAAATTGCGGTCAGCGTCGTCAATGGTCCCGGTGGCCTGCAAGCATCCATATGGCGGCACGGCAGCACCGGAATCATTGCGAAAAATCACCGGGTTGGCAGCGAAGTTTTGCGGCGGCTTGATGCCTGCCATTTTTAGATAGCCGTTACGCTTGAGATACCCGACCACATCGAGAATCATCCTGGCTGTCTCGGGACTGTATGCGCCGATTTCGCTCATGCAAACAAACCCAATCCCGAATATGCTGCGGTTCCGTATCGCTGCCATTCATGCCAATACGCGGACGCTGGATTCGTCTCTCGGGTGCCGTCTACTTTTAGTAGGACTGGCCGGGTTACGTTCTGGCCGAACGCGTCGACAGCGTGCACCAACTTCCCGCCCAACTTCTCAATGTAGCCCTCGTGTCGAATTCTTGCATACCACGCTTTTGCGGCCGTGGTGTTGTACGGATATCGAAACATGATCCTCGCGGTTACTTGCCAATATCCGTCGTCGTTTGCGTCCCATGCTTGCGTCGCATCGAACGCGGTTAGTTTTGCGACGCCTGGCGCGAACCCCATGAACGTGTCGCTGTTGACCGAGTCGAGGTAGACATGAGTCGTGACGAGGTTGATCGATCGATAGTTCCGCTCGACCGTTGCGACGAGGTCGTTAATTTTGCGAGTGACGCCGTCGATCGGTTCGCCGTTGACTGTCATGATCGGATTGCCCAGGTAGTCAACGTCGATCGGTTCGTCTGACTCAGCGTTGCTCCATTTGACTTTCGGCTTGCCGTCAATCGCCGGATACTCTCCCTGGTAGGTCATTATCGCCTGCCAGTGGATCGGCGATATACGCACGAAATCACGATTGCGCAAACGGATGTCATCGTTTGCCGCGTGCTTAGCACCCATCGCTGGCAGCGCAGCCAACTCAGAGATAGCGAGCTTGGCTGTGCCAGGGTCGGCTAGGATCTGGTAGCCCTCTGTGATCTTGCCGACTTTGCGGAAACCGTCAATGCTCTCGGCGGTGAACGCGTCAACGCTCCACATCTGTGATACGATTTCGCCACTCATGGGATTAGCTGTACTCCAAGCGGGCGGGTGCCTGCCAGCTTCGCCGTGTTGGTCTCTGTGCCACCGGTGCTTAGCGCGATTTTAATAAGAGTCTCCCCTTGGTTCTGGATCATTTTCAAAAGCTCTTTTTGCCTGTCTTGCACGCTGCCCCGAGTGAGCAATCGAGACTCTTTCGACTGCAATGCTTTTGTCTCCGTCTTCTTGGCTTTCGGATCAAATTTCAGATCCACCTCTGTCGATAAGTCTTTACCAATTTTGTCGCCGAGCTTGATCGAACGCGCGGCAAACTTGTCAGCAAACTCGTCGCCCAGGTCAGTGCCGATCTTGCCGATTTTGTCGGCTAGTTCTTGCTCTCGGTCCGTGAGTTTGCGAGCCATGATGTCAGGTAGGGATTCAGTCTTGGCCTCGAACCCGTCGAGGATGTTCGTCATCCCATTAACGACGTTATCGGCGAGGTCAGCCATGAGACCGCCGATTCCGCCTTTCATTCCGCTGCGGATAAAATCAAACAGAATCAGAAAATTGTTCGCGATGATTTTCAGGTAGTTTCCGATCGCGGTGATGACTGCGTTAAAAACGTCTTGAATGATGTTAAAAAAATTGTCAGCGAACCATGAGATATAAGCGGGCAACGTGACCGTGAAAAGCTGCATCGTGTCCGCGCGGTAAGTCTCGTAGGCAAGCAGCACGTAAGAGATTGCCATGTCGACGATCTTGCCGAAATTGTTGTAGACCACCTCCATCATCGTGACCGCGCCAATGACTCCGTTGGCGAGCCACACGGCATACTCGACGATCTTGTCGGCAACCGTGGTAAATATGTCGCCCGCACTGGCGATCGTGTTACCGAACAGATCAGAGACGATATCACCGATCACGCCGAACACGGTGCTGATCACTTGACCGAGCACGTTGACAGCGGTTTTGATGGCCTCGAGTACAGGGGCCATCTGTTCCATCATCGCCGTGGCTTTCTCTGCGGCTCCGGTCAGTAACCCGCCCATCGTTTCCGCTAGTGCCTTCACTCCCGATGCAATTAGCAGGCGAATTGGAGCGAGCAAAGCACCGACCTTTTCCATCATGTCACCGATCGCGCCCGATGCTCGCTCCTCCATGCCGACCAATCGGTTCGATGCGGCCGCTTTTGCTTCGAGCCCACGTGTTGCGTAGGCTTGCACCAGTGCTAGCTTTTGCTCAACCGTGGTTGCTCGATTGATCTCGGGTATCAGCTTGCTGTATGCTTCAAAATTTCCTTGCGTGGCGTCGGTCGCCATCCTCATTGATTCTTCGAGGCTCTTGCCTGTCGCTTCACTGAGACCTGCGGCCGCTCGCGTCACGTCGTCAAGCTGGCTTGCATGTACGCCCAGGACCGACGCTTGTTGCATCAGCCCGAGCGTCACCTCGTCGCCGACTCCCGTGAGTTCCTGCAGTGCCGATGCGGCATCTTGTAGCTGCTGCGATTGACCGGCAAAGGCTTGACCGCTCCGCTGTATTGCCGACTCGAGCTTGGCCACCGCTTCGGTTTGCTGGTCATAGGCTGCGTTGGCTGCGCTGAACGAACCGACGACGCTGCTGATCGCTTTGCCAGCCAACTGAATAGCCACATCAACAGCCGCAACCACAGTCGCCATTTTGGCAAGGCTACCAATCGAGACGCTAATTTTCTGCGTTGCCGACGTTGTCTTGGCCGCGGTGTCCGTGGATGTCTTCCCGAGCTTGTCGAGCGATCCTGCGGCTTGGTTGATTGGCCCGGTTGCATCATTCTTTGCCCCGATAACGTAGTCGATGTTTGCCATTATCTTCGTCCCTGTTGCGGTTCGTTTTTGATTCTCGCTTCGTCCGAATCCAATGCCGTTTTCATAGCGAGGTAGTACGCGGACTGATCAAGCAGTCCGCCAGCGACAGGCAGCGTTCCTCCGGTGCATTGGTTAATGATTTGGATGTTTTGGATCATCTCGGAACCAATGAATTTTTGAGGGCATTCCCCGATCTTGATGAATCCATGCTCGCATTGGTCACAGCCTGATTCCTCGCAGTGCGGGCAAGCTATCTCGAGTTCTTCGATCCGTTCGTTGCAGCTACTGCCCGAGCATCCTTGGCATAGGTTGCCGGTGGTGATCAGTGCGGCTATTCGGACTTTTTTCTTTCGTCTGAATCCAACCTCCCTGCACCAACTAAAAATTCAATCACCTCGATCACTTCGTCGATGTCGAGGATGCGAGCGAGGTTGTCACGACTGAACGGGATCTCGCTGCCGTCGTGATCAATCATGTTTTCCCATCCGGTCAGCGCGAACATTAACGCGTCAATCAATCGCTCTGGCTCTTTGTTTTGCCGCAGTGATTGGACGGTTGAAAGCGCCGCGATCGACAGCGTCTTGGCAAAAATCCGAGGCTGTGTTGCCTCGGGCTTGTCTGCGTCGGACGCCAATACGAGCGTCAGGCGAAAGTTTGGGTCAAGAGATTTGGGCATCTGGTTTAGGTGGCCTCAACGAAAGTGAACGAGAGTTCTTGGTCGGGGGTTGCCCCGTTTTTGTTGCACTGAAAATCGAGTGAATCAGCTTGTAATCCACCACGGTCTGTCTCTTGTCGGTTAATGATTTGTGCCTTGGGTGCGGCAACTAGGAACGAACCACCTGCGCACGGCACCGACATATCAACGGGGTACTCTGTCATCCCGGTCCAGATCGCTTGACGGTCGACAGTAGCCACGAGGTTTTCGAGCGGGTCTGTTTTGATCATTGGCACGCGGTCGCCAATGAAGAAATACTTGTAGCCAGAATCTGTGTTTGGGCACTCCAATGGCGAGACGACATTGCCGCTCTCGATCGTGGTCATTGCAGGGCAATACTCGACTGAGTTGTGTTTGAAAAACCCACCCTTGTAGACGGCTGGCGCAACGCTGATTGCAGCCGGTGCGATCATCAATCCATCAACTTCCTCCTCTGCCTTGCCAACGAAAGTCCAGTTGATGCCGGCCAGTTTGCCGGTCGGGAAATCCATCGTGAACGAACCAGATGCACCGCTAATTTTCTTGATCTTGCCGTCTTCATAGACCGCCATCGTCAGCGTTTTAACGTCGGTGCCCGGTGCCTTGGTTTTGGGATAGAACGACTGGCCACTCTTGACCCAACCGCAAGCCGGGAAGTACAGGTCAGCCCATTCGGGGACACCGGTCCCGTCGTAGCTGATCTCGCTGCGGAACGTGATCGTGCCTGTCTCCGGGCCGGCCACTGAACTGATACGGTTGAATCCGCCCTGTCCGTCTCGCTGTTCCATCTCAATTGTATACTGGAACTCCAGATTGAACGCGTTAATAATCGCTTCGGTGGCCGTCACCGCAATTGCAGTGCCTGCGGTCGTTTCGATCTTTGCGGCCAGTGCGCGGCGGCGACGAAGTAGTCCAGGCATTTGTTAGGCTCGCGAAGTATAGGGATCGTTTTCGGAAATTCGGTAAACGATTCGCAGCGGAATCGTGACGCCCACGTGGTCACCCTCGGGCGACTGAAACGGGGACGGGTCACCACAGTCGGCATCGATCGCGACGCCGCCGAAGTTGTGCCAGCGGTCAGGCGTGGTGAGTGCTTTGCGGATACACGCATCGAGTTCGTTCACCGCTGTCATGTAAGGCGTTTGGTCGAGGTCGTCAGGTCGCCGGATGCCGTGGATGTTGAACTGCACGGAGTAAGCAACCGCAGGCGGATTGCCGGGGCAGTCCAGCTCGGGGACACGGAGAGAGTCGCCTTGCATGACCAGGATGGATCGCTCTCGCAGTCCGTTGTCCCAGGAGAGCTTTGACGGGCGGTCGACCGATTCCGCATCGATGCTGTATCCGTTTTCGGTAGTGATTTCTTCAAGCCGCTCGACGACGAGCTCGGCAAGCGATTCGAGTACAGGCGTGCTCATTTGACTTTCTTTTCTTGCCGGAGTTTGAGGAGATTGATGCGGCGTTTGATGTTGATGGCGAGCCGATCGCGGCCGGTTTGTTCGATTGGCTTTTCGAGACTCACGTCTCGCGTAAGGCCGGCGAGCGATGGGCCTGGGAGCTTGTTAATCGGCAATCGAGACTTACCTGCGCGGCGATACACGCCACCGTGCAGCTTCTCGATCTTGGGTCCGAACGCACCGGGGATTAGTTCATGCTGACCCTTCTTGAGTTGGTAGCTGACTCCTGGCTTTCGCTGCCGAGGCTTGAGTGCGCTAAGCGAAATCAGCGGCCTGTCTTTGATACTGACGGTGCTGGAGATCGATCCCCGGCGTGCGGACGTGCGATGGATGCGGCCATTGACTTGCTTAACCGGGAGCGAGTACACCTCGCGAATCGTGCGACTGGCGGCTGTCCGCATCTGGCGGGTGGTGTCATTGACGGCACCCACTGCGATGCGGTCGATCTGCGCAGGGGTGGCCTTGAGCTTTGCCGCCTCGCGTCGGATCGTGTCGAAATCGACCG